ACTTCGGAAGGATCACCGAATGAAGACTTTGCTTCATCGATAGTTTCGTCAGTCTCAAACCCATCAACCACAACTTCTTCTGCGTCGAGGACTGTTTCGAGTTCCTCATCTTGCATTTGGTTTAGGTCGGTCATTTATCTACTCCTTTAAACGAGTTACTTAAATCGTTACATTATATTTATAAAAGTTAGAGTTTTGAGAGAAAATCTTGGAAAACACGAAGTTTTGTTTCCTCTAGTTCAGCTTTCGACGCTTTTTTAACGTCTGTTTCATAATCTGCAATGGTTGCTTCACGGATAATTCCGTTGTCCCATACCCACTCTTTGCTCTCCATAATGCCATTAACAAAAGCATCAGGTGCAGAAGGATCAGCAACGATATCTGCAGCGGTTGCCAAATAAAAGTCACGTTGGACTTCAGCGGCTCCACCACGTTGTTTGATTGAACCCATACCACGACTTGAAACACCGAGTTGCGCACCTTCGTCCATAAGATTCTTAACGATTGCGCCCATAGGGGTTTCTGTCATGATTTTGGCTTTACCGATAAAGTTTGAGCCATCTTGTTTGAGACTCGTAATCATATGTGATACACGGTCAAGATTAATTGTTGGACCAGATGGATGACCTAACTCTCCATAGGCTCTTTTCTTTTCGACGTATTCTTTAGTGTAACGAGCAACTTCTTTTTCCAAAACTTCTTTCGGGTAAACACGACCGTTACGATTTTTAATGTCACCTTGCATAAACACGCCTTCAATGAAGAGACCTTTTTTACCAGTCGCTTCGTCGAGCGTTTCGGTGACGTAATGAATTTCTTCGTTTACTTCGCAGATCAGTTTCATCTTAGTACCCCGATGCAGCCACTTGTGTGCCATAGAGAGTTGTTGCCCCTCTTAAACCAGTGCCAAGCGTTAAATGAATTACAGTTCCGCTACTAGCTGGAATATAAATCGTTCCAACGTCGCCGCTATCTGCAGCATTACGAACAGTAAGAACAGCTGCTGCTGTGTCGGTGTTAAAAACATATACGGCAGATGCTTCAGTAAATTTAGTTGTACTCGTAGATAATTGTGTTGCCGTTCCTAATACTTTCATTACTTGCCTCCATTACCTTTTGGTTGTGGAGCAGATTTTACTTTTTCAGCACCATCTTGACGATCTTTTCCTGGATATTCCGTAACTTTAGCGGCACCATGGTCGTCTTTAAAATCTTTTTCGCCTTTAGAGCGTGGCTTATAATCTTTTACTTCTTCGTCGTCATCCTTTGGCGCAACATAATCTTGCGCAGGCGCTTCAGCGATAAAAGACTTAAACTTCTGAATCTTGCTCATCTTCTTCCCCTTGGGTTTGTTCTGGCTCGACTTCGACTTCTGGTTCAACTTCTACTTCATCTTTCGTTGCCATAAAGTTCGTTGCTACTTCGATTCTTTTTACGTTAACAGCGTCTTGTACTTTATTCATTAACAGATCGCTGATAGCAGCTTTGAAGTCGGCGTTTTTATTATTTAAAGCGAATTGAACCGCATCTCTTGTTGTATAGTCGGACATATTAATTACTCCTTCACCTATTTATAAAAAAATTAAATTTCAATGTCATCATCTTCGTTTTCACCTTCGTCGGCGATTTCGTCTTCGATTTCCTTAATATCCTCATCAGTCATACGCAATACATTCTTACGAATCCATTTTTGAGAGAAATATTTACCAGTATATTGATCAATGTCTTGTAATATACCAAGTCTTTCTCTTAAGATTTCACCTTCTTTTAATTCTGAGAAGTGATTGTCTTCAAGGAAGTCGAAATAGATGTCATCTTTTATTTCGTTCCATTCTGCACGAGTCATTACACCCTTTAGCAAAATTTGTTTTTCTAAGCAAATAAAGAAAAGGTCAGAGAATTTTCTTCTAAGTCTGCTGATAAATCTTGAGAATTTTAATTCGTCACGAGTAATTTCAGAAGCACGACCAAGATTAAACTGCCCTTCTGATTCCATTCTTGTGACAGGAACATTCAATGCTTCGTAAAGTTTTCTGCGGAAATACATAACGTCATCTAACTCTCCAAGGTTTTGTCCCCCTGGAAGCGTGGTGATCTCTGTGCTTTTTCCGCCTTCACGTCTTGGAAGCCAATAGTCTTCAAGCATTGTAAGGAATTTGCGATCGTCTCTTACTTCGCCAGTGTTAGCATCATACACAAGTTTGTTCTTATGTTTGATCATCATATCACGAAGATACTGTTCAGCTTTTGCTTTCGGCAAGTTACCAACGTCGATATAGAAAATACGACGCTCGGGTGCACGTGCGAGGCGATAAATTACTGTTGCGTCTTCAAGCATACGAAGCTGATTAAGTGGCTTTAATGCTTTATGAAGATGGCTTAAAACCGTTGCATTACCAACGTCCATTAGACCTGAATGAATATATGCTATAGAATCTGGAGCAATCTTAATGCCTTGATTTTGTCTACCAACGCCTTTTGGATGATAGAGATAATATTCATTATATTTTTTATTGAAAACTTCTGATGCCTTGATACCAGCTTGTTGTTGCGCTGTGGCAGCATCTCTTTTTTTAGGTTCACGAACCTTTTTAATTTTTCTTGGATCAATGTAACGAAGCTCTTGAATACCTGCTCTTGGATTTTTTTCATCAATCATAATGTGATAATACATACGACCATCAATATACCAATTACGAAAAATGTCATAACCTTTGTAATTGAATTTCATAAGCGATAAAATTTCGTAAAATTCGTCACGAATTGTTTGTTTGATGTTTTCTGATAGCTCGGCATTGTCGAGATTTAGCTCTACTGATGCTTGACTTTCATCAACAACAATAGCTTCGTTTACGATATCGTCAATTGCTCTTTCAGCTTCAGGCTGTTGAGACATATCACGATATTTGGAAATAAGAGCAGATTCATTCTTTACGGTATTTTCAAGATCTACTGTTGTCCCGAATACACCACCTTCACTTACTACAACTGAACCATCATCATTTGACGGTGGCGCAAATGATTTTACATTTTCTAATTTCTTTTCTTCTTCATCGGCTCTGCCGATTTTAAAGCCAAATAGTTCTACTGCCATTTCGTTTCCTCAATAAAATAATAGGGGGCATCGCATAACTATTTATGCGCCCCCTATTACCCTTAAAATAATGTATTTGTATTAGATACCGCCAGCATTGCCAGTGTTTCCACCAACAACTTGCCAGTAATCATAAACGAACGTTACTGTGTACTCTTCGATTGCATCGCCGTTTTCCCAGCCAAGATCAATCGTACCAACTTCCGTAGGAAATAAACCAACGAAGTCATATACACGAAGAATTTCGCCCGACTTGCCATACTGAGTAACTTGAGCGTTTGCTTTATACAAACTTGGGCTCGAGCCACCAGCTGTGTTGATGTTTCCTTGGAAAGAGTTGATCGCATTTGACCACTGTTCCATTGCGTTACGAATCGCAAAGTTTTCATCGTTGATAATTGTTGGCGACCATTCAGCAAACGTTCTAGTTCCAGCAACTTTCAACTGGCGACCGAAGTATGGTACATCGATCGCTGATACAGTTGAAGCAGGAATCTGAGCAGCTTTGCAGAGGAAAGGTACTTGAACGTCAGCAACTCCATTGATTGGGTTAGTGATACTAACTTGGAAAAGTGACGGTCTTGCACCACCTTGACTTAGGGCACCAGCAAACTCGTTAATATTGAAAGCCATTTTGTTTTCTCCTGTCTCTCTTATTTATTAGCCGAATTGCCCTACGACTTCATTAAAGTCAACACCAGTTCTCACAGCTACGAAGTTCAACTGAATAAAGTTGATGCTTCTGGCTGGTTTGATATAGATGTCACCGATGAACTCGTTACGGTCGATTACTTCGCCAGTGTTATTTGTTCCGTCGCAAACAACTTGGAAGTCTGTGATACCTCTGCGACCTTGTACGTCACGAAGGAATGGTTCCACTAGATTTTTAAATTGCGAGCGAGTAAAGTCATCGTTAAACTCGAAAAGAGTAAACTTAGCAGCAGTGCTAATAGCTTTTTCAAGCACGATGAACAAGCGGCGAACATTGATGCGGTCAAACGCACTTGGTTGAGCAAGTAATGTTTTGTCGCCAAATAGAACCGTTCCTTGACCAGGGAATGTGACAACTGGGTTGACGCCATTCTTATAAAGCAAGTCACGTTCTGCTTTGTTTGGATTATACGCTAGTTTGATAACATTTTTTACGTTACCACGATTAAATCCAGCTGGTGAGTACCATGGATCACGAGTAAGATCGGTTTGAACCATGAGACCTGCTGTATCGCCATTTAATGGAACATAGCGGTATGTGTCGTTATATTTGTCGTATTGATATTTCCAACCACTATCAAGAACCGCATAAGAACTTGATGGTAGGGTGTTTCTATAAGCAACAATATCTTCAGCCTGTTTACCAACATAAGCGTTGTTATTCACAACGTCTGCTCTTTCAGGCGACAATACTGCGATACAATCTTTACGACTTTCAGCGATGTTATTGATGATATGAACAGCAACAGTTTGACCAATTGCTGAACCTAAGACCAATGAAACGTCAACATCTTCAGCAGAAGCAAATGTGTTATATCCACGGATATAATCATCTTCTCCTGGAGCGTTACCGTCTAAACCACCACTTAAAGAATCATTGATTGGTGTGGTTGGCGAACCGAAGGAAGTTCCTGCGTCTGCTCTTGAACCAGCATTTGTTTTGCTGATATGAGAGTTCCACCAAAGCCACTGTGATTGATTGTTAATTACATCTTTATAGTAAAGATTGTTGCCGACGCTATCTTTGGCATCTGGAGCAACCGAAAGACCTTTGAACACTTCAAGAACAGTTTTAGGTGTTCCTGTAATCGCTCCGTCTTCATCTTCAACGATGATGTGAATCTCGTCTGCTTGAGCATTTACGCTGTTAGCATATGCTGTCGTGGTCGGTGCACCATCAACATTGCTGAAGTATTCCCAACGACGAGTTAAAGATGTGGTATAAGCGGAAAGAGTGTTACCGCTGTATGCCTGTGTTAGCGTGATGACTGAGTCGCTTACTGACTTAACTTTTCTTGCTTCTCTATCTGGACCAAGTAAAAGAATGTCACCAACCGATACGTTAGTTGTTGCAGTATTCGAGAAAACAACGTTTGAGTTA